GCATGATGCCGCGTACGCGACGGGTCAAGACTTGTTTATCGCTGATGGAGCATTCTATGATGCCAACATTGGTCGTGGTTACAAGAGGTCCCTGGCCGCTTTGGCCGTGAAATCACAACAGTTAGCACGGGGTCTAACCAGGAATAAAATTATTATCGCACCAAATAACAATTTTCAGCAAACAAGCATGGCACCATCCTTGCGTAAAAACAATACCCAGAAGAACAAAACTAAGAATGTAACAAAGACCCAAAATGGGTTAACAATACCGAACACGCGCATAGCCACCACCGTGTCTGCTCCGGCAGCCATGGGCTCGGTTATCCGCGGTACAACTGCCAAGACTGTCAAGAAGAGCTCCAATGGCATCCATATGGATGTCTCAGTTTGCAATGGTCGCCTAGCTGGTGCCATTCAAACCGCTGTTCCAGAGATGGTCGGCATACAGTACTTGATGCCAGTTACGCTGGGTAACGACGAGGTCCAGAATATGACCCGCGTCTACCAGCGTTACCGCATCTTATCTGCAACCGCGCATTTCCGAGCCTTTCAAGGCACCAGCGCTGGTGGTGAGGTCATCATCGTATCGAATGATGACCCCAATTACCGCCCTATTAACACTAGCACTAACTCTAGCTTCTATCAACGTGCTTTGTCTGCGAAGCATGCAATTATGACCCCTATGTGGATGAGCACGAGCTTGCCACTGGATGTTGATTCCGGTTGGAAGGTTTGTGACAATTGCAACAGTACCACATTGGAGGAATTCTGCTCAGGTGTGGTTTATTATTACGTCGATGGCTCAACACAATTGCCAGGCTTCGTGATTATTGACCTTCGTATCGAATTCGAGGGATTGCGTTTCAATTCACGTAACGTCATCTCTGGATCCTACCTAGGACTTGCTGCAAAGAGATCCTTAACTGTCGTCAACCCAACTATTGGTGCTGAGGCTACCATTACTGGTGCTGACTTCACAGTGGGGGACATTTATGCTATCCAACTCAGCACGTCTGGGGCTACATTTGGTGCTGGTGTGACTGCTAGCTCGCTGTGGGACATCTCGTCAGGGTCGGGGACCATTGATTTCACCATCAATGGTTCCACGATCATATACTGCCGTGCGTCCACTAGTACGAGCCTGCGGGCGTATGTGACGTATGATGCGTGTCTCGGGGACGATAAGGGTGATGGACTCATTGGCGGGGTCACCACCACTACTACGTCCACGTTTCCAAGCAGCTACATCACACAATTGCGCAATAGTGCTCAACCGACAAACTAAAGCACTTCGTGTTGTTAATGCGGGTTACATGACTATATTAACGTTGTCGTAATTTAATAAAATAATAAAATAAAATAAAAATAAATAAATATCCATAAAACCCAGGTCATTTGGAGGGGTGTGGCAGTCAGCAATGGACTGTGGCAGTACCCTATCAGGTTCACGGCGTCTGGTAAACGACGTGGCTCCTTCAATCTATGCATCGCACCTGTATAAAAATATCTATGTTATTATATGTACCCGTATCACATTCGTTTTTTTCTCTACTTTTTCTTTTCGTTTACTTTGTATGTTTCTCTTTGTGTACCCTGCCGCTTGAACTGCGGGGTATGCTTCCGTTTAGCGGGTGTAGCCGTAAATCGTCGTGAAGTTCACAGTCACTCTTGACAAATCTACAACAATGCCGAAATCTGGTTTTAATCAGTGG